GCCTTCCTCCCGTTTGGCGAGCCAGAGCCTGATCGTCCTGGTGGAAGCGTTTCGCGCTTCCACCGAAAGCGTGAATCAGGCCCTATTCACATGGTCTAAGCCGCGTTGCGGGTTTGCGTATAAGGATGCGCGGGGCGGCCGTCCAGCAACGGACGGCGCGGGGCATCGAGCGGACTACACCCCCCTTTACCGGAGCCGTTCGACTTCGCTCAGGAGAGCCCTGCCGAAGGCAGCCTCTAAGGACAAGGCTTCGACAAGCTCAGCCCGAACGGGTTTTCGGCGCGCGCGGACATGCGGGAGTCCGTCCAGCAAGGCGCGGATTGCGGCAGATCGGGATCACCCCCGTGCGGGTCGAGCCCTTCGACGTCGCCCAGGGCGAACGGGTCTGATCTTTTACGCGCGGCGCCTCCCTTCAGAGGCGCGGGCACCTCACTCAAAGCCATATGAAAGGAGTCCCGCATGGCGGAACCGCAGACTTATGCCGAGCTTCAGTCCAGCCTGCTCGCGTGGCTGGACGACAGCGCCGCGAACATCAATCCGGCGGAATGTATCGGCCTGGCCGAGCGGCGTTTGACGCGTTTGCTGAACGTGCCGGAGATGGAGGCGATCACCACGCTGGATGCGAGCGTGCCGTCAATCGACCTGCCGCAGGATTTCCGCGAGGCGCGCGAGTGCACGCTGGACATAGCGCCGCGCGCGTTGCTGGAAGCGACGGCGCCGGCCACATTGCGGCTGCTTTTCCCATCGAGCCGGGTGGGCCAGCCGCAGGTCTATGCCATCAGCGGATCCTCGCTGCTGATCGCGCCATCGCCCGATGCGGCCTATACGATCCGGCTGGTCTACAAGCGCGCGATCCCGGCATTGTCGGACGCCGACCCAACCAACTGGCTGCTGGCGAAGCATCCCGACCTGTACCTGGCCGCAAGTCTGGCGATGGCGGAGTTCCGCGGATGGAACGATGCGCGGCTGCCGTTGCTGAAGAGCTGGTATGACGAGCTGATCGTGGAAGTGAACGAGGCCGGACAACGCGCGCGCCATGCGAGCGGGCCGATGCGGATGCGCGCGACGGTTACCGACGGCTCCGGCCTGGGCGGCAGCACGGGTGGGCCGGCGGACGGCGCCACCCAGTTCCTGGTGGACGGCTGATGTCGCAGCGCCTCAGCAGCTCCGCGACGTTCCAGTCGCTCGAAACTCGAGTCTCGCATATTGAGGAGAGCAATTATTGCCCATCGCTCCTGCAAAATAATAATTACCTTTATTCCGAAAACGCAAACGGGTCCGTCACTCGCATTGTTGGAATAACTTCCGCAAATGATGCTTACTTCGGGTCAATCGATGCGTCAGTCAGATCTGTTATAATTACAAATTCCGGACATTCATCTATACAACTCAACGATACTGGAGTATCCATTTCCGGATCCCTAAATGTGTCGGGGGTTTTGCAGTCCGCATCCATATTCGCGCCGAGTTCGAGTGAACTAGCTGGCTCTATTCAGATGGTCGGATCTGCTGTTGCTGGTTATACTGGTCTAATCCAATTCCTAAAACCGAGCGGCTCCCGTAATGGTTTCATCGGCTTCAATGCCGAGAGCGGGCCGATGCATTATGGATCGGACACCGGAGCGGGCCATTATTTCGAAGGCGGAGTGATCTCGCCCGCGCCCGACATGCGGTTTGGATTGCGGTTCAACTCGGTCGACGGAATCCTGGACTTCGATGCCAACGACTATCTGTATTATAGCCGGTCGAACGACGAATATCTGTTCCTGATCGGCGGCACGGCGCAACTGGCGCTCGGCAGCGGCGGATTGCAGGTCAGCAACGTCCTGACGGTGGGCGACGGCAATTTCGGGATGAGCCTGAACGGCACCTCGCCCTATGTCGCGTTCGATAGTGGGGATTTCATCGGGTACAACCGGGCCGCCGACACGTTCAACCTGAATATCGGCAATGTCACGAAGGCGACGCTGGACAGCAGCGGCGCGCTCTCCACGATCGGATTCGTCTATCCCAGCAGCGATGCGGCCTTTTTCGTCGGAATTGCGGGCGGAGCGCCGATCGTCAATTTCGACAGCCTGGATTATCTGGCCTTCAACCGCACGACGAACACCTATGCTTTCATCGTCGGCAACGCGACGCGGGCAACCATCGATTCCAGCGGCAACATCGTGTCGGCCGGCTATGTCTCCCCAAGCAGCGACACCAATTTCAACATGGCTGTCGCGGGCGGCCTGCCGACCTTGACCTTCGATGCCGGCGATACACTTTCCTACAATCGCTCCACCAACGTCTTCAGCTTCAACATCGGCAGCGCCGCCAAGGCCACGCTGGACAATAGCGGGAATTTCGTCGCCTACGGCGCGCTGCTGGCTTCGGCCGACGCCAATTTCGGCCTTTCGATCCCGGTCGCGAACATACCGCGCATCACGATGGACACGGGCGGCGACTATATCAGCTACGACCGGGCGGCGAACAAATATTACTTCGTGATCGGCGGGGTGAATGTGGCTTCGATCGACGCGTCGGGCAACATGCGGCTGAAGGGCACACTTACCCAATCGGTGACGCCATGACGCGGATAGTATTCGGGGACTGGCTGCCCGATCAGCCGGCGACCGCGAGCCAGGGCTTGGGCAAGGCGGACGGGGTGGCGGCGATCGCGGGCGGCTATGCGCCGATCGCGGGGTTCGCACCGATGAAGAACGGCACGCTGGCGGCGCGCTGCATCGGCGCGGGCGGCTATCGCCATGCCGATGCGCCCTATCTGTTCGCAGCGACGACGAGCAACATCTACAGCTATTCGTCGAGCGGCTATACCAGCCTGGCGAGCGGGCTGGCGGGGACACGCGACCTGGGCGTGCGCTTCTGCCCCTATGGCGCCTATATGCTGGCGACCAACGGCATCGACCCGATCAAGCGGTTCGATCCCGCCTCACCCACCGCGATGACGAACCTGGGCGGAAGCCCGCCGACCGCGCGCTACCTGAACGTGGTGCGGGGGTTCGTGGTGGCGGGCTATGCCGGCGGCAGCGGGCTGCGCATCGCCTGGTCCGACAATGGCAACCCGGCGAACTGGACGGCGGGCGGCGCTTCGGAAGCGGGGCAATATGACATGCCGGGCGGCGGCGACGTCACCGGCATCGTCGGCGGCGAATATGGACTGGTGTTCCAGGAAGACCGGATCCTGCGCATGACCTACACCGCGGACGACACGGTGTGGCAGTTTGACGAAGTGGTGACCGACGCCGGCTGCGCCGCGCCGAAGAGCCTGGCGAGCTGGGGGAAGACGAGCTTCTTCTGGTCGAACCGCGGCTTCATGACGTGCGACGGGGTGAGCGTGCAGGCGATCGGCGACGAGAAGGTCGACCGGACGTTCCGATCGCTGATCGACCGGGGCTATTTTGGCGCGATGAGCGCGGTGGTGGACCCGACGCGCGCCTTGTACATCGTCGCGGTGCCGTCGGCCGACCCGACCACGACGGTGTTCCTCTACAATTATGCGCAAGGACGGTGGACGACCGCGACACTGGCGAGCGAATATCTGTTCTCGGCCTTGTCGCTGTCGTCGAGCCTGGAGGATATGGACGCGCTCTATCCCTCGATCGACGCGGACGGGCTGGTGCTGGACGGGGCGGCGCTGCGTGGCGGGGTGCCGAGTGCGATGCTGTTCGACGGGGCGCACCGGCTGGGCACTTTGTCCGGCCCGGCGCTGGCGGCGACGATCGCCGATGCGGCGCGCGAGCTGGCGCCGGGCGCGCGCAGCCGGATCCGCGGCATCCGCCCCTTGACCGATGCCGCTGGCGCAGCGGTGACGGTGGCGGGCGCGAACCGGCCGGGGGATGCGATGACGGAAACGCGCTATCCGCAGGCGCAAGCCAATGGCGCGTTCCGATGCCGCGAGAATTGGAACCTGACACGGGTGACGCTCAGCATCCCGGCGGGGACGCGCTGGACCTATGCGCAGGGCTATGACGCGGACGCGGTGGCGGGAGGGCGGCCATGAGCGGGCTGATCAAGGACAATGAGCCGAGCCAGGCCGAGTGGAACCGCAAGGCCCGCGACGCCGCCAACGGGCTGATCCGGCGGCTGGCGGGGTGCGGGCCGACCGCCGAGCGGCCGGTCAAGGCCGTCACCGGACAGATGTATTACGACACCACGCTCGGCAAGCCGATCTGGCGACATGCGAGCGGGGTGTGGAAGGATGCCACAGGGGCGGTGGCGTGATGGGAGAGACGGAATGACGCGATTCTATGGCAGCGGAGCAGGTAACCTCGACGGCTTCTGGCCCGATGGCCGCAGGCCGGCTGGAAACGGCATGGCATTGGCCCAAGATTCCGCGCGACCGGGTATGTTTGGTCAAAGAATATTTCGCCTAAAGCAGATTGCCGCAGCGGCACGGGCTGCCGCTTCCCTGACGGGCACGTCAGCTCAATTGGGTGCGCTGAGGACGGCGATCCTTCCGCCGCCCGAAGGGGGTGATCCCAGGGCATCTTCCGCCCTCGCGACATCACCGACGGTTGGCCCATTCACTTATTCCGCTCCTCTCAAGACATGCTATGGCTTCGCCCGCGGCTTGGCAGGAAATACGCGCCTGTACGGCAAAGCGGGCGCCTTCGCGACGGTGCGACCAAACACTGCGGCGATCATTCCTTACCAGTTCGATCAATCACATAAGGCAGCATTACGGCCCTATGTTTCGAATATCTCCGGCGAGTTACTGAGCCAGGACGGCGCGCGCTCCTCGTGGTTTCATGGTATCACTGACGTGATTGATGGAAAATCGCCCGACAAGAATTTGTTCGTGAGGGACGCGATGCAGAAACGCTTCCCGGGACAGCTTATTATCGAGGCCCCCGGTGGACAGGACGTGGGATCTGGAGCATCGATAACACTACGCAATTATCCGTTCGCGCTGAGATGCCCGACAGGAACCGGAATTTAAGAGGAAGCAGGAGAATATGTTCGCCGTTGGCTTGGCCCTGGCTGCACTCGTCAGCCAAACAGCCTCACATAGACTTTGCGGGCGCAGGTATACGGATCGGGCGCAGCTCCTGCAGCAGCTAAATCTCAATAAAGATGTGGTACATACGCCATCCTATGACCAGACCTACTTTTGGATTGACCAGAAGCTCTTGACGGTCTGGTGGATCCATTTCAACGCGAACGGACCAGATTACATCACATGCATTCGGAAGTGGGAAACAAATCACGGCTTCGTAGATGGTCGGATAGAGAGCGATTGCGGTGACAATAAAAGCGCGTGCCAGGCTCAAGCCCACGATATGATAGGTATCAAATTCTAGTTTCAACGCAGTTGGGTCCGGCGCGCTTGGGGGTTGTCTGGCCGAGCGCTTACGCGCTTACGATCATTGCAGTCCGGTCGTTCGCTTCCCGCGCCGAGCCGCTTATCGCCAATCCGCTGGACATAAGAACAAAAGGGGATCAATCGTGTCTATGATGGCGGAAGTGACGGAAAGGGGGAGAAAGCGAGCATGACGAGATTCTTTCGAGACCCGAGAACCTACGGCACCGACCCCTCCGCAAATGCGGCGGCCGGTGCGTTGGGCATGGACATCGGACGCTTCATGGCCAGCGCGCCGCAACCGCCGCGAGCCGGGATGTTCGGCCGACGGACTCCGGCCACGCGCGTCGCCATTACGGAAAATGCGCATTCGCCGGCGGAACTGGCGCGGGAACGGCAGGCTTGCCTGAGCCCGATGTTCCAGGAGATTCTGGGCGCTCCCGCAGTGGAGCGGCAGAGACGCGAGGCGATGTCTTCCGCCATCGCGACGCCCAACCTTAGACCCGACCATGAACATCCCTACGACATTCCGGCCAACGGATCGGAATATGGCTTTCAGGCAGCTTATTTTCCGATCGTCGGCGTGAATACGGGACCAACCACCACCACCCGGCGGGAGCATGAGGACGACGTCAATCCGGGCGATGCGCCCTTGGCGGCATCATTGCTGACGCCGCGCGACTTGACCTTTATTCATGTGCACCAATCGCCCGCTGGCCTGCCGGGATTGAGTGGCGCCGATCTGAAGCTCGCCGATAGCACCTCCGCAGGACCAGGCATGAATATCGTGGCAATCGACGGGGACGGTAAGCGTTACTGCAAGGCGGCACGGCGATGATGTGCGATTTCGGATACCGGCTGCGAGTAGGCGGAGCGACAGCATTGACCCTGGTTTGCGCCGGACTGTCCGGATGCAAAGACAAGCGCGAAATCTGGGCGAATACGCCCGTCCCCTATTTCTCGGGGGACCAGCCTTATGTGGATTTGGCGCTCGACCACTTTCGCAGCCACTCACCGCAGACGCGCGAACAGGAGCTGCGCAGTGTCTATGCGGTGGCAGTGGAGCTTCCCGATGCCGTCTGCGTCGGGTTTCATGCACGACCGCATTCGGGGGCTGAGGAATCGACCTACTGTTACGACAAGGAAACGGGCGAATTGCTGACGCTTTATGTTCCGGACATAAAGCCCGAATATCTTCTCCTCTCCGAAAAGCTCAAACGCCCGCATTATGGCGAAGTGGACGAACGGCATACAAAGACCGAGCCGGCCAAGCCGTCCCATTGACGCGCACCGCTTGAGGTGGAGACAGGGATGGCCGACTGGGCTGGCTACCTCCGATGGCGGCCGGCTTTCGCGGCAGCGATGGACCCGCGGCGGCACACGCCCGAATGGCTGGACGCGCGCATCCTGGCGGGTAGCGCGCAATTCTGGCGCAGCGACCATGCCGCCGTCGTCACCGAGATCCGGACCTATCCGACCGGCGCCTATGACGTGCACGGTCTGGTCGCGGCTGGCGACGTGGGCGAGGTGCGCGATCGGATCGTGCCGCAAGTCGAGGCGTGGGCGCGCGCGATCGGCGCACTGGGGATCATCGTTGAAAGCCGGCCCGGCTGGGCGCGGGCGCTGCGGCCCGCGGGGTTCGAGCCGCATCAGCTCGCGGTGCGCAAAGCGCTTTAGACGAGCGCCAATGTTCCCGGAACGTTCTTCTACAATGAGGCTGGGCGCCACACAGGAGGAATATGTATGCCGATGTTCGGATCACGTCTGCCGAAGCGGGTCACGGTCGATCCAAGTTGCAACGGCCTGTCCGCTGCGTTCAATCCCCAGATGCAGGATGCCGCGCTGAAGCTGCTTCGCGCTTCGCTCGATCCATCCAACCCCGCAGGAAGGGCGGAATGGGGGCAGATTATAGCGCAGCCGATACTGGGCGGCTCTCCCTGGATCGGGCATCCGTTCAGCGAGGAGAAAACACACGAGATTTCGGGCGATCGGATTGCACGGGAGCGGCCGAGCGCGATCGGGAATCTGCTGACGGGCTATTGGCCGCAATCGATTTTGCTGCACACTCATCCCAATCCGAATGACCCAGGCGCCGTGAGCGCTGGGGACAGGAATTTGGGGATGCCGGTGATCGCGATCGATACCAAGGGGAGGATGACCTGTGCATTTTAGGAAGCTGGACGTCACGCCGCGTGAGATGGTGGCGGCGGTTATCGTCTTCGCGCTGCTCGGGCTGCTGATTTACGACTATAATCGGCGCTACGAGTCAGAGCGGCACGTCACTTATTATCCGGGAGACCAGCCGCTGATCGATCGCGCACTCGATCTTTGGTCGGTGGAGAATAATCAACCTCGGGATGAAATCCTGACCTACCATTTTCCGGTCGTCGTCGAATTCCGAAACGAGACCTGCGTCGCCCTCCCCATCAAAGCCGGTGCGGCGATTGGCGGCACGCCGGTCTATTGCTTCGATCCAAAATCTTTGAAACTGACGCGCGTCGATCTGAGCCACGCCGGCTGAGAGTCTGTTTGGGGATGCGCCTTTCGGCGCATTGCGGCACCGGCCCGCGCCCCCGCCCGACCTCCCATAACTTATCCTGATTGGGAGGTCGGGCGGGGGCGCGGGCCGGTGCCGCCTCGAAACGCACTCTCCCACGCGTTTCCAAACAGACTCTGAGCGCTTCCTCGCCGACGGTCCATCACAAAAAACTGCCCGGACCACCCGCCGCGGCGGGCGCGTCGTGCCGCGCCCCGCAACTTTACCAAATAAGGAAAACCGACCGATGGGACTCTCCTCGAGCAAAACCAAAACGCAGAGCACCACCACCTCCGCTCCGCTCGACCAATATGCGCCCTACATCTCGCAGGGACTGACCACCGCGCAGGGTGTGCTCAACGCCAATCAGAGCAATCTCAATCAGATGAGCCAGAGCGCCTATGGCCTCTATAACGACCTCGCCAATGGGATCACCAACGGCAACGGCTTCGTCAGAGGCGCGCAGAATATGGTGTCGAACATCTACAATGGCGGCGGCCCGGGTGCGGCGACGTACCAGGCGCTGCAGCAGGCGGGCGCCAATGATCCTTCGCTGGACGTGCTGAAGCGGCTGGCACAAGGTTCGGCCAATCCTGCGCTCGGCCTGTTGCAAGGCATGACCGCGCAGACCGCCGATCCGGGCAGCGCCGGCTATTACAACGATGTGCTGAGCGGCAAATATCTGGACGCGGGCAATCCCTATCTGGGCGCGATGCTGCACCAGTCGGACGACGCGGTGACCAGGGCCGCCAACCAGCGCTTCGCGGCGGCGGGGATGGGTGCAGGCCTGTCCACGCCCTATATGGACGTGCTGACGCACAATCTCGCCGACAGCGAGAACAAGCTGCGCTATCAGGATTACGACAACCAACTCAACCGCATGACGCAGGTCGGCGCGCAATCGGATGCCGGCTACAATGCGGCGCAGGACCGATCGCTGAGCGCGGCGAGCAACCTTGGCAATCTCTACAACCAGACCCAGCAGCAACAACTTGCCGCGGCGCAGGCGCTCGGCAGTCAGACCAATGCCGATAACCAGACGGCGCTGGGCGCCGCCAACGGCAGTCTGTCCTCGATCATGCAAGCGCTGGGGCTGACCGGCACGCTTGCCGATGCGCAATATGCAGGCGTCGCGCCGGCGATGAGCGCGCTGCAGGCGGCGGCTTCGATTCCCTATACCGGGGTCAATAATTACGCGAACCTGGTGAGCGGGCTGACCGGCAAATATGGCATCGACACGGCTAACAGTACGCAGACGCAGAGCGGGAATATCGGGCAGATGCTGACCGGGCTGGCGGGCTCGGCATTGTCGAGCTTCGTGGGCAGTCCCAATTTCGGTAACCTGCTCAAGCCGGGAAAAACAGCATCTTAGGACGTTCGCCAGAAGCGGGACATCCATAAGGCTTGGTGTCTTCAATGATAGGTACGCGTTCCACGCTGTTGTGGAATCAACTGCCGCAGATCGGTGTGATGAGCGCCGAGTCTGGGCGAGCCGGCCTTGGGCACCAGGTCCCTTCCAAAACTTGTACATGACCGTCAGCTGGGGAGCATTGTAATGGCAATGTTCGGAGCGCGCACACGTGCGCGGGATCGGCAGGGGGAAGGGAATGGGCGTGTTTCAGCTCACAAATCAGCCAATCAGTGCGGCCCAAGCCTACAACATACCCTTTGCTGCGGATTATGCCGCCAACATGCTGGCAGAATTCCGACGTACGTTATCGCGTCGCGCTCCAAATTTCACGACCGATCAGCTTAATCAGGCGATGGCCGCAGCTTACAATAAGGGCCAAACAAGAAGGGCTATTGAATCACCAATGATCCTGCCACGATCGATCGCGGGACGGATCATCAAAATTACGGGCAGAATATCCTCGATCTGATGGATTGCTTCTCGCAATAAGGGGCTTGGAGTGCGGGAAATGACAAAGCTAACTCTGGCATTGGCTGCCTTCACAATATTAGCGCCCACCTCCTCGCAAGCAAATCCAATAAGGGGCGCCGTACTCTCAGCCGGGCAGCTGAGCGCTATCAAGCACTTTCTCCGCGCCGACCTGGCAGAGACACAACGAGACGAGCACGAATATCAAAAGTCCTTCCCTGGTAATTATCTCCGCTTCGGCGCCGCGCATTTGCCTGGCACGGACATAACACTAATCTTCCTAGAAGGCGGAACAGTCTGCGGCAGTGGCGGATGTTCCATGTATATCTTAAAGCATACCCACTCTTCATTTAAAGACATAGGCGATATTTCGGATCCGATACTCACTCCGATCACGGTATTGAACAGGAAACATCACGGCATGCCGGACATTGGTGTGTGGAGTAGGCTTTACGCGAGCTCCGGACCGGTGAGCTACCAAACCGTATTGCGCTTCGATGGTCAGAAATATCGCCTGCAAACCAGGGTCAGCCTGGCACGCGACATACCTCGAATGAAAGGCGCGATGCTGATCAGCGACAAGGATATTCGTATCCCCGTGTTTTGACTCGCATTCGGAGTCGCACCCTCCAGGCGGGAATCTACCAAATTCTGATATCCGCCCGCACGAAGTTCCGGCCACCTCACCGTTGAACCCGCACGCGGCTCTTCCGCGGACTTAACCACAGCGGAACCCAACCGAGCCCGACGGGCACCGGATCGCTTTCGCACATCCACACTCTTTGAAAGGAACCACCATGGCCAAATCCGCTGTGACGGATTGGGACGTCACGCCTGCAAACAATAGCGATATCGCCGGCATCAATATCGCCGAGGGCTGCCCCGCCAGCGGCATCAACGATGCGATCCGCACGCTTATGGCACAGGTCGCGACCTGGCTCGCCGGCGCCAATGCGCCTTTGCCTAAATCGGGTGGGGCGGTGACGGGGGCCGTCGCCAACCTGGGCAACGCGTCAAGCGTGATCGATGGCGGCGGTACCGCGCGGTCCATCGGCTATCGCGCAATCCCGCTGACCGCCAAGAGCGCGAGCTACCAGATCGCGCTTGGCGATGTCGGGCAGGGACTGTCGACCACCGCAAGCATCACGGTGCCGCCTAATGCCACCACTGCATTCGCGGTCGGGGACGCGGTGGCGGTCTATAACAACAGCGGGTCCAGCATCACGATCGCGCAAGGGGCGGGTGTGACGCTTCGGCTCGTCGGCACTTCGACAACCGGCAGCCGCACGCTCGCCGCGCGAGGCCTGTGCACCCTGCTCAAAGTGGCCGCCGACGAATGGATCGCCAGCGGCGGAGGCCTCTCATGAGCGGGATCGGCATGGTGGCGGCGGCCTATTCGCCGCCTCCGCCGCCCACCAGCTCCGGACCGCTGACCTGCTGGGTGAATTTCGCTCCGAACGGAGGTGTCGCGTTCAACGTCTCGGGCGCAAGCGGCAATCTTTCGGGGCTAGGCTACGGCATCATCCAAAGCGACTATTCGGGGGGCATTCCGCCTTATACCGAAAGCCTGACGATCCAGAACGATCCCAGTGGAAAGCTGGGCTTCGACGACAACGGCCTGGGTGCGGACGCCCTTTCCTATTCGGGCTTTAGCCTGAATGAGGTCGAGAGCGGATGGATAAAATACATGGTCACCGATGGCACGGGCGTCACCGTGACGGCCCGCTATCCTGCGACAGGAACGCTCAGCGTCACCAGAACGAGTTAAAGGGAATTTGAAAATGGGCATCATGGGCACCCGCCTGCGTCAGATGGCCGGCAATCGACCAGTTACGCCGATCGAGTAGGCGATACTGAATAGTCCATTATGCACTGCGGCGCTGAAGGCGACGAAGAAAGACCATGCAGGCGTATTGCGCGCTTACGCGCTTAAACCGATTCTCGATCAGGCGACGCAGCATTACGGTGGAGACCCCCGGATGCTGGGCGCGATTGCGCTCACGGAAAGTAACGTGGACCCCAACAAAGATGCTGCCGACGGCGGCTGGGGACTATTCCAACTTACCAACCAACGTGGGGTTTCCAGGGCGCAAGCACATGACCCTCTCTTCGCCACAAATTACGCAGCCAAAATGCTGGCCGAGAACCGCCGATTCATTGAGCGGCAATTTCCACAATTTTCGCCGGAAAACCGCACCTTAGCCACGGCCGCATCATTCAACTTCAATCCACACAATAATTTGAGCGGCAACCCTGACACCATCGACCAGGGCACTGCCGGCGATAACTATGGACATAGGATATTGGCTCTGATGAATTGCTTTCCGAATCCGTGGTGAATCTCAAGCGCGGAAGGAGCCAGTACATTGACAGGACACAGATATCGACCCGCAATAGTCGTTGGCCTGTTTTGGTTTGGCATCTACGGCGCGGCGCAGGCAGCGTCGGGGCCTATTACAAAGGCAGATACGATCGCGATCAAGCACTATCTCCGAACCAGAGAGAGAGAAATTATAGATTCTTCCTCAAGGTTCTTCGCATCGCATCTTCCAGGAAGCAAGCTAACGATCGTCTATCTGGAATATGGCAAGGCTTGCGCAACCGGTGGCTGTACTTTGATATTATTGCATTCCAGAGCAGGCGCGCTTCATGAGCAGGGGTATTTCTCCGTTTTTCGTCCGATTACTCTATTGGCGACCTTCCATTTCGGTCAACCCGACATTGGAGTTCAAGGCCGTTGGGACCCGACCGGGAAAGGCTGGGTTCGTTATCAATTCCCGCTGCGTTTCAACGGACGACGGTATCATGAGCTACAAAAGGTTCATCTGGCAAACGCAGGACAGCCGCTCAAGGGCCAGATATTGATCGGCAAGCAGGACCGCGGAATTCCGGTCTACTAATCAGCAAAACGAGGGGCCTCATGCGTGCACGGACCGCACATCCGGTCCTGCGCGGGCAGATAGACCCCGCAGCGCGAGCAATGTGAGGGATCGTGGGCCTTGTCGTAGAGCGATTGAGCCCAATTGCGCAGCATTCCGGAAAAACCTTCCGCCACCTGCACTACAGGGACCACCGCCGGTTCGTTCCTACGCGACGCGAACTTCATCATTAATTCCTTTGCCCGTCATAATGGCCGTGGTCGGGGGGCAAATCCATTTATCATAAGATAGTGATCACCCTATCGGGTGGTCAGGTTTTGGGGGATTCATGACCCTGATCGACACAATTCCCGCCTGGGCACAGCTGTGCGGCGCGGCACTGGGCGGTGGGGGAATCGGCGCGGGCATGCGGCCGATCCTGGATTATTGGAAAAGCCGACAGCACCAGACCGACGAGGTGGCCATGGGTTTGGTCGAGAAGCTCCAGGCGCGGATCGAACGGCTCGAGGAAGCGCAGGCGGCCGAGCGCCAGTTATGCGACGCCAAGCTTTCGGTGCTGCGCCACGAGCTGCGTAACGTGCAGGGGAATTTCGACGCGCTCTTGCTCGCGATCGAAGTGGCGCCCGAAAAGGCAGCCGAAGTCGTCGCCAAGCTGAAAGCGCGCCGCCGGGCCGCCTGAATATCCAGAAAACAGGTTGCGGATCATGCGCTCGCCTGTGACATCTCGTCTATCCAGGAGAAATTAAGGGAATAATGGGAACGCGGTTTAGACCGGTCGTCGGGAATCGACCGCTGTCTCCGATCGAGCAGTCCGTATTGAACAGCCGTGGATGCGAAAGCGCGCTGAGGATGGTGGGCCGAGACAAGGCGGGTGTATTAAGAGCCTATGCCCAAAAGCCCATCTTTGATCGAGCAGTCCAAAAGTATGCGGGAGACCCCCGCCTGATGGGGGCTGTCGCGCTGCAAGAAACGGATGCGGATCCCACCAAGGACAGTGCCGACGGCGGTTGGGGCTTGTTCCAACTGACACGCCAGCCAGGCGTTACATACGCGCAAGCGCACGATCCGGAATTCGCTGCCAACTACGCGGCAGCGTTGCTCGCCAAGAACAGTCGCAAGATCTCTCGGCAATTTCCGCAGTTCTCTCCCGGCGATCATTTGCTTGCGACGGCGGCGTCATATAATCTTGGGCCGAACAAGTTCAGCGGCAATCCCGCCACGATCGATGCCGGCTCTGTGCCGGCTGGACGCTATGGACATAACGTATTGGCTCTGATGAATTGCTTTCCGGATCCTTGGTAAGAGCGAAACAAACGGAACCATGCGGCTGCGGATGATCTCTAGAACGGCTCGGCATCTGACGATGCTCGCTGCGTTGGGTGCCGGTTTAGCCAGCGAAGCCTCTGCCAAGCCGACCAACGCGCGGGATATCCCGGCGGTTAGGCGCTTCCTTCAGTCCGAAGAACCGCGGGATGCGAGGGATTCGCCCGCACGCTTCTGGGCATCCAGTCTGCCTGGTACAGGATTGTTGTTGGTATACATTCAGTCGAGCGGCGATTGCGGCACCGGCGGGTGCACGCTCATGATTCTTCGTCCACGCGGCGCTTCATTCCACGTAGAAAGCTGGTACCCCGCAACCTTGCGGCCCGTGACCATCTTACCGACCGCGCATTTCGGCCGGCCAGATATCGGTATCCGATGCCGATGCGAGGCAACAAGGGGCGGTTGGAAGAGCTATCAGATTCCGCTGCGTTTCAACGGCTGGCGTTATCGGCGTTTTACCGATGCTCCTCTAGCGGACGGTGGCGGCGACCGAGGGAAAGTCCTTATCGGCAAGCAGGAGTCGGGCTTCCCGCTCTTCTGAGACCCGCGCCTCGCGCCAGGTCGAGGCGCTTGCCTGCGCTTATCACCGACCCCTGCAAATCGAAGGCCTGAACCATGTGGACCTGGGATCAATCCGCAGGGCTGTTGTCGCGCGCCGGCAAGAGCTGGCGCGGCTATAGCGGCGCCGGCCGCGGCAAGAACAATCCGGCGATGCAGGCGGCGGTCGGCGTCGGCCCGATCCCGCAAGGCCGCTGGACCATCGTTGCGCGACGCGACAGCACCAACACCGGCCCGTGCACGCTCGTCCTTGTTCCGGGCCCAGATATCGAAACCTTCGGCCGAACCGAATTCCGTATCCATGGCGACAGCATCGGCCAGCCCGGCACCGCCAGCCACGGTTGTATCATCCTGCCGCGCGCGGTGCGCGACGCGATCTGGGCGAGCGGCGACCGCGTGCTGGACGTGATTGCCTGACCTTTTCGCCTGCCGATGAGCGGCGGGCCTTTTCCGGAGGAGACTGACATGACCGATACCAAGACCTGGTGGCAGAGCCGTACCGTGTGGATGAACGTAGTGGCGACCCTTTTCGCCGTGCTCGGCACGTTCAAATTGCTGCCCGCCAATATCGACCAGGACAGCGTGGTGACCGCGATCATGGGCGCGGTCGCAATCGTGAATGTCGTGCTGCGGTTGGCGACGCGCCACGCAATCGCATGACCGCTGCGCGATCATGTTCGCCAAACTGATGATGGGCGCCGCGGCCGTTTTGGCCGCGGCGCTTTTTGCATATCTGGGGGATCGAACGATCCACGCTTATGGCGATGCGCGCTACCAGGGCGGACTGGCCGACGGGCAGTTGAAGCAGGTGCCGGGCATCCTCGCTGCCAACGCCCGTGCGGCGCAGGCCGGGCTGGACGCGCGCGACCGGGTGATCGCGGCTGACGGTACACGCGATGCCGAGCTCGGCCGACTCCTCCCCCAAATCCTTTCCGCGCAAGACAAGGTGACCGCTTATGCTGCGAGCGCTGCCGGCCGGGCTGTTTGCCTTGGCCCTGACCGGGTGCGGGACATCGAGACCGATCGCTCCGCCCTCTTTCCTGCCGCCGTCCCCGACCCCGCCCATGGCCGCCAAGCCGGATCCATGCCAGCCGACGCCACTGCGAATGCAGGCTGA